GGATAGGAGTAAGAAGACCCCTATCCATAGTTCATTAATTTTATTCACCCAAGAGGGCTTGTTCCAAAGATTCATACTCAGGCTCCTCATCAACACCAGGCGGTTGTACATCACTCGGTAGCGTATCAGGATGCTCTTCAGGTTTATTGTGATGAGCTTCTGGTGAGAATGATGTAATTGAAGCTCTAAGTTTTGATGATTGGTGTGCCATAGTTAGAATTTAGAATTTGAATTTAGCACCTATTTTAGTGCCATAAGCTGTATCGGCTACTTCATCAGTTAAGAATGATACTTCACCATATACATCAAACTTCTCAGAAGCAGCTATGGAACCTCCAAGTTTGCCAGAGAAATTTGTGTTACCATCAGCACCATCAGGTGAAGTGAAAGCAGGACCACCTTGAATGTAATATCCAAGCTTACCTACTGTATCTTCGTACCCAATGTGTAGATCGGTAGTACGTGAAGTAAAGTTATTACCTGTATAAGAACCGTTTGACTCGGCATTTATATAGACGCCAGCCATTGCAGGAGTCGAAGCGATAGATGCCGCTAGGGCTAGAGCAATTTTTTTCATGTTAAGTTAATTACTTGTTAGTTTTAGTGTACTCAACACCACGATACTTGAGGGTCATTACGATCTCCAGTACCACAACCCCGTTCCATGTTGTGGATTCATGCGTCCCAATCAAGGGATGAACGGACGTAGTGTTAAGCTAGATCGAGTGGGAAATTATGTGCGTTTCTTTCATGCATTACTTCCATGCCTAAGTTAGCACGGTTTAATACATCTGCCCAAGTAGGGACAACCCTACCGTTTGCATCAACCACGGATTGATTAAAGTTAAATCCATTGAGGTTGAATGCCATTGTACTGACTCCCATGGAGGTAAGCCATATGCAAACCACTGGGAATACAGCCAAGAAAAAATGTAAAGAACGACTATTATTAAAAGAGGCATATTGAAATATCAAACGTCCAAAGTATCCATGGGCAGCTACGATATTATATGTTTCCTCTTCTTGTCCAAATTTATATCCGTAGTTCTGTGATTCATTCTCTGTTGTCTCACGGATGAGAGAGGATGTAACCAGGGAACCATGCATAGCAGCGAACAAAGCACCACCAAACATCCCCGCAACTCCCAACATATGGAAAGGATGCATAAGGATATTATGTTCCGCTTGGAATACAAACATAAAGTTGAACGTCCCGCTGATCCCGAGAGGCATACCGTCAGAGAAAGATCCTTGTCCGAACGGATATACGAGGAATACAGCAAACGCTGCTGAGACTGGAGCTGAATATGCGACACAAATCCAAGGTCTCATTCCTAGTCTATAACTAAGTTCCCATTGTCGTCCCAGGTATGCAGAGATACCGATGAGAAAGTGGAACACAATGAGTTGATATGGTCCTCCGTTATATAACCATTCGTCGATGGTTGCAGCTTCCCAGATTGGGTAGAAGTGAAGACCGATTGCATTAGATGACGGGACGATAGCCCCTGAGATGATGTTGTTTCCATAGAGTAGAGACCCAGCTACGGGTTCACGAATACCATCTATATCTACTGGAGGAGCTGCAATGAAAGCTAGAATGAATGCTGTAGTTGCTGTTAATAGTGCAGGGATCATTAGGACACCGAACCAACCAACGTAAAGTCGGTTGTCGGTACTAGTAACCCAGTCACAAAAACTCTGCCAGTTGTTAGATGGTTTCGTTAATGTTACTGTTGTTGACATTTAGAAAATACCAGGAATAATTTGTCCTGTAATAATATATGAACCTATAGCTGCTACGAATCCGATCATGGCTAGTCTACCATTAAGCTCTTCTGCGTCACGATAGAGTGCTACTGCTTGAGAATTGTTAGTCATAACTATAGGTTGAGTTTCGTTAGGGAATAAATTGTCAGGCATGACAATAAGTAAAAGTACGTTGTGGCGAGGACGATCTTTCGGGTCGCCACGTAATATTATATCTTTAGTTTTCTCTTAGTATTTTGAATTGTTTTCATCACGCCTGGGTTAGATTGTAAGAATCTTTTCCACTCTTCACGTGACATTGGATTTAAGATATCACCAGGTATGGTAGATGATATCTTCATATCTTTGTTAGGTCTACTTGCCCAACCTCTTCTTTTTAATTCTTCTATCTCTTCAGGTGTGCCTTGTGGTTCACCATATTTACTATCATCTTCCTTTAAATTAAATGGTAACATGATATCCATACGTGGATTATTCACATTGGCTTGTATAGTTTCACTACCATACTTACCCCAGAAATCGAAGAGTTCTTTACCTGGACCTATACCTTCATTGGATTCAGATTCAATGACTGGCATAGGATATTTAATCCCTTTTTTATCCTTAGCACCTTTCCTTATTTTAAGATTAGCTAGTCCTTTCTTAGAAGGAGCTGGTGATTTACCAGGTAACCATGGGCTACTAGGTGGGTTATTAGGATTAGGTCTCTGCCTAGTATCTTTATCAGGAGGTGGTAAGGGATCAGCCATGCTGATTTTCAATTGTTTTGTTATCCAGTCATTTCCTGCCATGATTAAAAGTTTACGTCAGAACGATCGAGTTTTTCCATGATATCTTTCCTGTAAGCTGGGTCGTTATCATAACGTTTATCTCCCATTGCTGCTACGACTTCAGCTTGACTACGGAATACATCATTACTTTGTTTGGGTGCTTTTCCTGTTACCATTTTACCATCATAACCTACGGCATCATTATATCTATAAGCTAGAGAACGTACTGCAAAGAAGGCAGCCAGTGGGTCGCCTCTTTCCATGACTGCATCGAACATATCTACCTCTTGTTTGTTAAGAGATTTCGTTGCCCAATCCATCATGTTAGAATAATTCTCTTCACCTCCAACGATACCTTTAAGTTCTTTTACATCATTTTCAGATAGATCTCTAGGTTGATTAGCTGCTCTATATTGTAGATGCATCTTAGCTATATCACTAGAGCTCATCTTATTTAACTGTTCTATTGTTTCTTCACTATACTTATTATCTTGAGCTTGTTGCCATAGATCATCTAGTATACTAGAAGCCTCTTCAGCTTTCTCTTCTTTCTTATCTTCTGTTTTAGCTTCAGTCTCTGGAGGTTCTTGTGAATCTTCAGTAGGTGCATCAGGTGCTTCTTGCTTACCTAATTTCTTTTCTAATTCAATGTAAGCTTTCTCTAATTCCTGAGCATTTTCATACTTACCTGCAAGTCGGCTGTCTTGCGCCTCTTGCATAGCTTCACCTACTTGTAGAGAATCCTGTTCTTCAGCAGATAGATTATCTATAGTAGTAGCTTCAGTTGTATCTTCAAAGGTTAATGTTTCTGCCATTATACTTGAGGTGGTAATTGATTTGCTTGAGACTCTGCTAACTTAGTTTGTGCTTGTACCATCTGTGGTGCATTTTTAATTGCTTCCATCTCAGCTTGTTGAGCTTGTTGTTGCTGTTGTTCTTGTTCTACATCTTGCATACTCTTAACAAGATTTAATACATCTATACCTGAAGCAGCAGCGAGTCTCTTAATAACTTCTTCTGGGTTAATGTACTGACCAATAGATTCTGGACCCATTGTTTGTGCAATAGTAGTTAAGAAAGCTCCTAATGCTTGTACATCTTGTCCTCTACCAAGTGCATTAATACCTGCAACGATGATAGGTTTAACCATTCCTTTAGGAATACGTGGAATCTCTCCAGTCTTTTGGAAGACAGTGAGTTTTCTATTGAGATATGGTACTAGGAATTCAACTGTAAGTAATCCAAAGAGACCACCTAACTGTTGTTCTAATTCCATCTGAGTCATCTGTACTTCTTGTGCAGTAGTACGTTCTGAATCTCTAACCGATAGTATTAGGAAAGCTTCATTCAATCTCTTCTCAAGAACTCCCATCATTTCATAGGCAGTTTTAAAGTCAGCAGTTTTACCAACTTGTACTACACCTATATCATCTGGCCTTCCTTGAACGATTGCTCCATTGCCTGCCTGTGCCAGTGTCTGGGGTTTAGTAGTGCTTGAGGGTGATACTACAAAAACAACTTTACTAGCTGCTGCAGAGCCTTCTACGATAGCCTGAGACAATGCTTCAAGAGACTTAAGATCTCCTAAGAATTGACCTACTCTACCTCTACCATATGCTTCACCATCTACTGTATTAAATCGTAGTGGTAACCATGGTGTAGAATCTATAGGTGCTTTACTGAATGAACCTTCTAACTCATAACCATATACTTCTTGGTGCCATATAAATCTATTGTTATCTCTAGTTACATGTGTGTAAACATCACATTCTTGTTTACCACTGACATCTGTGGAACCATCTTCATTAACTGACTGGACATATTTATTTTCCTCTAATTCAGGAGGTAATAAATGTTCAATTAGTTTCTTATTGATACGTTCCTTTGTGACTATTTCAATTACTTGTCCGTTTCCATCTCGTTCTATAACGAAGCGATTAAGTGGGTATAATTTCAGACCTGTCTTACCCATAAAGATAAGAGCGTTACCACCGACAACTAAGTGCTGTAGTGCTTGGTGTATTACTACACGGTCATCTGATGCAGCAATAGCATCGAGTATAGTACGCTCTATCTTTGCAAAGGATAGATCTAGTTCTGATTTTACTTCTGGTGGAAACTCTTCTCCTAGTTGTGACTCATCGAGTTGTAATTTAAAGAAGCTGGATTGGGGAGGTACCAAAGCAAGTGAAAGTTTACTTGCTAATGCTACTACTCCCTTTGCTCCAACACTTTGCCATGGAGTTGTGAGTTGCTTCATGCCTCTCGCATTCTCTTCATGACCTCGGATGAGGTAAGGTAAGGTAAGCTTAGTTGCGTCTTCTGCTTCGCTTAGAAACTGGGAACGGTCACTAGATAAATAGTCGTAGCGTTCTTTAGCTGACATTAGTATCCGAATCCTTTTTTATTAGCTGATTGTATTTTCATGGCGGATGAACCTCCACCAGTTGAAGGTGAAATTAAGTTTGAGGAAATCCCCGTCAAATTTTTCCCATATTTTTGTTGGCCTTGTCCTGTATACTTAATATTAGGCAGTGGTCCTAATCTTCCAGGTGGTAGATCATAACTAAACTCATGATAACTAGGTAGTCTACGTGTATTTCTGGTATTACCTGGATCACTCTGATCTAATTGATATGTAGTTCGTAATGAATCATTTTTTATATTCTGATTCTGGAAAGTTTCGACTGCTCTCTGAATTGGTTTACCAGGTAAGTCAAATGATACATCGCTTTCCCTGTCAAACTGATAGTTATCATATACTCTTTTAACTCTTACACCACCTGGGTTTCTAGGATCATCTTCTAAATCTATTCTAGGATTAGCAAGTGAATTCATAGCAAAATTCCATTCAGTACCTCTTTGATTAGGTTGAATAGCAGTAGTTAATTGTGATAACTGATCAGTACTAAGCATACCATCCTTTCTTATCTTAGCTATTTCTGTTCCTGATAATGAATTAATATATTCATTTGCTCTATCTCTTGCTTCTCTACTTGCACCTGGAGTTAGATCAATTCTCATTGGATTATCATCAGTACCTTGAGTCCAACCAGCAGTATGAAGCATAGATCTACCTAAAGGTATAGCTCCAACTGGTACTGAGGCTAGCCTTTCAGCAATACCTCCCAACACTTCTGGGGTATTCTTAGCAAATTCTTTAGCAAAGTCTTTTATTTTATCACCAGTGGTATAGGTATTATCTTCTATAGTTTGATCAAGCATCTCAAGATTAGATGGTAAGTTAGCAGGATCTATAAAGAGTGATTCAGTATTAGTACTAGTATCCCTTAAACTTGGGAAGTTATCAGTTGTCTCCCACTCTCTAGCAATACCAAAACCTAAGTTCTTATCTATAACTTCTCTTTGTTTTGCAGCTCTAGCAACATCAGTATCTGTATCAGTATTAATTTTAAGATTACTTTGATCAGCTGAAGCCATTAAGGTTTCATCTGAACTAGGTAGTTTATTAATATTCCATATATCTCTATACGGATCATTATCCCAATGTTTATACCTTTCCTTTTCTGGTATACCTCTTAGGAATAATGGTACTGTATTAGTTCCAGCTGGTTTAGTTTCTGGGGTTAACCAATCAAGATCAGATTCTCTCTGTAATGTTTGTATACTTTTCTCTGAATCCTGACCTGAAGTAAAAGCTTTACCTGAAGGAGAAAAACTTCCTTCTATGGGATCACCTACTCGAACATCCTCTTTTAAGAATTGTGGATCAATCGAATCAAGTTGTTCTTTGGTCCAGAACCCTTGTTTATCACTAAAATCTTGATCAGGAAGTTGTGCTAATTGATCTTGTTGATTTTGGTAATCCCAGTAATCCTTACTTTGTCTCCATTCTGATTCAACTTGACTACTGTTTACCCAATGATCTTGACCTTGGTATACCTGGTACTTATTTAAAAAATCAAGACCACTTTGAGCATTAGCAACTGCAGCTTTAGCAGATTTCTTAGCATCATCAGTTGTAGCAGCTGCTAGTCGTTTTTTAGCTGCTGCTAGTTGACTATTATATTTAGATCTACTTGCTGTATCTCTAGCTGCTTGTTCATTATGTATTTGTTTAGCCCAAGCATCTGCAGATTCCCAAGTATCAAACTTAGTCATCAGTTGATCATCCTTTGGGATAGGTTTGAATCCTGTACCTGGTTCAGGTCCATCTAACTCAGCTAAAGCTTTAGCTAATCCCTCTTTATCATCAGGTGCATTAGCAGCGAAATTATATTTAGTTTTATCTTTCTCCTGTTTAACAAAATCATCCCAAGGTAATTGATTCGTACCCCATAGTTTATTTGTAAGAGTACTATCTGTATTCCATGATACATCACCTGGTTCATCATAAGTCCAATAAGATTTACCTGGAATGTCGGATTCAATTAGGTATGGTTTAGGTAGATTTTTATTTAATTCTTTGATATCAAATTTTGCCATTATTCCTCCACTCTATCTCTATACCACTCCACGACGGAGCGTTGTCCTGCTTTATACATGATACTTGCTAAGTCCTCTTTAGGATGTGGATTGATGGGTGGGAATTTATCCTCCATCTCTAATAAAAGAGACGGAGGTGTTGGCCCGATTAAAGGCTCAAGCGTATTGGGGTAGGTTGACATTGCTATGCTCAAAGAACGCTGGCATACGAGCTGCCTTTGTATCAGAAAACTCTGGGGCTTTGCCCTCATACATTAAGCGATCACTAGCATCCAGCCAAAAATTTTTGTCCAAATATTTATCGGTAGTATTTATACCTAGAGGTTGAAGAATCCAGTTAATGGTGGCCTTCCTAAGTTTATCCAAAGAAGGAGAAGGAGATAGACCCAACTCTGCACATACAAGAGTATTACATCCGACATGGATTTGTTCGTCCCTCGAGATATCTGCAGATACTGTCCTAAGAGCAGCATCGCCATTAAACCTAAAGAAAGGGAGAAGAACAAAGAAGATAGCTCTTTCTGCGACAAGTGCTTTAAGAAGACAATGATCAGGATGTTCGATCCAAGCATCTCTTAATAACAACGCCTCCTTTTCTGACTGTGAATCAGCTCCATTAGCTTCTACTATGTAACCCAAGGCAAGATCATGCTTGATCTCGTCTTTAACGTTTGACTCAAGAAGTTCCCGAGCAATATCGGGAACCTCCTTTTCAAGTCCTTCTTTAATAAATTCTCCAACTGGTAGCTCCATATGACGTATTGCCAGAGCACGTTTGATGGTTTCTTCAGCACCGTATTTCACCTCTCCTTTTGTAGGTTGGACTGGTGTCCAAGTCCGTTTGCGTTCTAATAATTTCTGATAGGGATGTTTTCTCATCATTCTTGACAGTCACAGGTTATTGACTCGTTTCCGAGTATATCCTGTAAGTAATCATCGACTTCGGCTTTATCTAATGCTGCATACGCATCGCTCTTATCCTGTACGTCGCCCATTACTTGCAGGGAGTAGTATAAGGAGGTTTGGGGTGATAGCAACCACTCTTCAACGAAATTCCTATCATAGATCACTACATCGGACCATGAGTTAAAGGAATATCCGTGAAGAAGTCCTGTATTGTTGAGCATTATCATCAGCTGGTCTGCTACACGCTTGTATGCGTCCCATCCTACTTCCGAGGCGATCTCAACATCGCCATATTCATAATGTTCTACTCCAAAAGTGCCGCTGTCACGATCAACAGAGCGAGCTATTGGAGGTGCTATTTCAGGGGTAGCTGTGAAGCCATCCAAATCTTGACTCCTATAAGAACAGGAGGCAGTAGGAGCTATAGCAAAAGCTCTCACCATGTTTTCTTTTTTCGCTATATATGCAGCACCTTCTATAGCTTCTTTAAAACTCCAAGCTATATTATTTGCTTCTATATCTGTTGTAGCTCTTTTCTCATTAACTTCCTCTAGAGCTGCACCGAATCTTTCATAAGTTAATCCGTGCCTTCTAAGGAAGTTGGCCAAGCCAAGCATTCCGAGTCCGACTTGCCTATCGATGTCCGAGGGTAAGTATTCTCCAGTCCCTCCAACACCTGTTCGGCCATGGAGATCGCACAACTCGGACATACCTTGAGCGAAAGCCTTTTGTAAGTCCCGTGATTCACAAGCTGAGAGATTGACATGCTGGAGCAAGCACGTTCCTCGTGAGGGCAAGTAAACCTCAAGACACACGTTTCCGTATATTCTTTGTCCTTTGTCATCGTATTTTATTTTGTTGAGCCAGATGTCCCCAGATTTAATTCCATGAAGTAGGGCATCCTTTACTTTGTTATCTGTTTTGGACCAGCGTCCTGGAGAGAGATCGACGCATCTTTTAACCCAAGAGAGTTCGGATCTGGGAGCATTAATAAACTCAAGGATGTCAGGATGATCGATGTCAAGATGTAATACACAAGCTCCATTCTTATAGACCCCACCACGTCTGAGTGTTTCATTTAATGTTGAGTAGATTTTGCCAAATGATACTGGGCCAGAAGCCGTAAGACCTTTTCCGTTTTCACTTCCTTTCGGTCGGAGCTTAGATAAATGGACCGCAACTCCTGCTCCAAATCTGAGTCCATGGCTGACATATCTCCATGATGCTTCGATTCCATTTTCACCTTCCATGCTGTCTTCGACAACGAATACTGTACAGCTCACGGGGAGGCGTGATTCAGGATTATCCAACCAAGATTGGACCCGCCCTGTGCGAGATATTAATTCTGCAGTCATTAGAATAAATCTCCTAAGTTAGGTGGTTTATAGTTTGGTCCTTTAAGAACCTTACCATCATCTCGGTATACTGGTTTACCGTCCTCTCCGAGTTTGGACATATTTGACTGATGAACACGGTCTAAGGCTTCATCTAGAAACCATCCCATGTTCTCAGCATACTGATAGCATACATATACTAAATCAGCTAATTCTTTTAGGCATTCTTCTTTAGCATTTCTTCCATGTCTAAATAGCATACCTTCAGCCTCAAGAAATTCTTTGAATTCCTCTACAATTAAATCCTTTTGTACTGCTCTAGATGGTCTAGTAGCATCACTTTTTAGATTGTATTTCTTTCGGAATTCCTTTGCTTGAGTGGATAAAAAAGATTTCTTCATCTGGCCAGTGGTTTAATAAATTAGTTAGGGAATTACCTAACACAAAGTTCTGTCTCTGTAATGCTAAGAATAGATTAATTATATGTTTTTTATTTTCACTATATGTCTCATTTAACCTATCCTCAAGCAACCTCATTTTCAGATCCTGCTCCATTGTTAATCTTGTAATTGGAGCTGGGGGACCAAAGGATGGGTTGTTTTGTTTTGAAGTCATAATCATCAGCAGTTAATATCCTTGCAAGCCTTGCATTAGTTATAGCAGTTAAAGCAGTATAACCTTTATCTTTAAAGGCTTTGACAACAGTTTTCCAAGAATATCCTTCCTTAGAGAAGAGAGTTTCTGCTCTCTTAACTCCAATACCAGGTACTCCAGGGTAACCATCAGTTTGATCACCTGCCAACGTTTGTATCAGGTGCCACTTGGCTCCTTCTTCTTTGCTGACTGTGAATTGTTCATCTAAATTATACAACTTCCCAGGTATCTGTTTCATATCTTTGTCAGGAGATACAATTATATTACCTGGGTATTTAGTGGCATATATACCCATTGCATCGTCAGCCTCTAGGGTAGGCATTATAACAACATCATACTCAGTCTTGAGTTCTCGTATAACACGCTTATACCCACAAGGCTTCTTTCTGTTTCTATGCCCTTTATATTCAGGTAGAATTTTTTTCCTAAAATTTGTACTGTCAGAGAAGAATAACTTTACAGTAGAGAATGAGCCAAATTTGTCTCTAATTTTGGTAAGTTCCTTATGTGTTGCGGATAATGCATCACTAAGGTTAGAAGTGACAAAGATAACATCGTTACCAAAGTCAATCTCAGTCTCCGCTGCAGCACAGGACTTATATACGATGAAGTCCGCATCAATTAATAGTTCCATAGTTAATGTACATCAGCCCAGGTGGTACCGCTTTTAGATTCAGCAGCGACTGGACATCTCATATTGTAATACTCACCAGCTTGTACAGCAGTAAGTTCTAGTAGAAATTTCAAGTCATCTACTTCGTGACTTTCCGCTTCAAATTGTAATTCATCATGAACGAATGCCAATTGTCTAGCAGTTTTAGGTAAATTTTCATTGGCTAATACCATCCATCTTTTGGCGAGGATCGCTGCCGACCCCTGTAAGAGGTAATTGAGGGACTTATGCCTCGAGTCAACGAGGATACGACGGTGGTCGAGTCCATAAACATAACCCCTCTCACTAGCTTTGTGTACTGCTTCCAACAATTCTTTAAGACCTGGAATGGCAGCAATATAAGCTTTCCTGATTTCCTTACCCCTCTTCGTAGCTTCTTCATCATTTAATTGTTTATCAACGGAGACTCCGATTTTTCTGTCTCCTGCTCCGTAGAGGAAGGCATAGGTGACGGTCTTAACGTCTCTCCTGGTAATCCCAATCCTGTCGGCATTTGTTTGATGGATGTCTCCTGTAAGGAGGATTTCGGTATAGCGTCCTTGATCATATCTGGCGAGATAATGAGCGAGCATCCTGAGCTCAATACCGCTGAGGTCGGCACCAACCATAAGTAAAGGCGGGGTGGCACGAAATAATTTCCTAAATCTTTCATCTGAAGGTACTTGTGCTAAATTTGGTTTTCTATGCGCACATCTAAATGTAGATGTTGCAACTGAACAATGGTGATGGATTCTAGACTTCGTACATAGCTTCTGCCATGCGTTCACGCCTTCTGATATCATCCCTAACTGCTTCGTCAGATCCAGTAGTTTCAGAAATTGAAGAGCAATATCCGTCCCAATATCTTTTAGTACTGTTTCGTTTATGACTGGCTTGTTTGTGGATGTCATTAATGACGGAATCCAACCATAATGTGTTTGTAGTATCCATGATATATGGTCTCTAGAAGTAGGGTTGAGATCCTTCAGCTTCGTGAAAGTACATCCTTCAACGTAGCCTTTTGTTCTATTAGCTCGTTTAGGAGTGAACTCTGCTCCTTTGACGTAAGGATGCCTGTCTCGTAATACTTTACAAGTATCTTCATATTCTCTTCTGAGAGTAGATTCAAGCTCCCATGCAGCTCTTTCGTCAAAATACCATCCATTGATTTCTTGTTCAGTAAGTATTCTTGATACCTGATGTTCTAGTTTGACCCAATCAGGTAAGGGTGGAAATGTTCGCATAGTTTCTTAGTAACTATAACGTCTTGTATACAGTAGTCCTGCATTTCTTGTGACCATTCGGACCAATCACTAGTCTTACCATAGTCTCCTTTACGGACACCTAATCTGTATCCATAAGCTTCAAGAGAATGAGAACCATATAATTTTGTAGGCATATCTTTCCATTCATTCTTCTTGTCTATATCGAGTAAGTTCGGATGATATAAGCGAGATAACAAAAGAGTATCAACAATAATAGGAGGATACTCAAAGAAAGGATAGAGCCTTTTAAGGAGAGGTAAATCAAACCCAAGGATATTGTGACCGACAACAGTATCAGCAACCGAGAGATGGTTAATAGCCGTCGTAATGGAATTACTTCCCATTGGTAAGTCCTTAGCATTCTCCGCATATTTTTCATCATTAAAAGCTTCCGTTCTATCTTCATCAACCCAGTATAAAGCTGCACAATGTACACGTGTAGCGTTTCTTAACAAACCATTGGTTTCAAGATCAAATACGAGAGTCCCTACGCCATCGGTAGGTTTTATCAACGAACTTTGCACGTTCTATTTCCTCTTTAGTAGGTGGGTTAGGTTTATTTAAAAATTTATACCATGGGTGTTCATAATTTCCGTTTTCAAAAATCTGTGGCTGGGTTAAATTCGGGTTCAGCTTCATGTTCATTAAATCGGCAAGTGTTTAAATCGTAAGCTAGTTCACATGCTCGGCCAACTTCACCTGAATATCTATTTTTAAGGACTCTAATAGTCGTAAGCTTTCTATCAGTGTCGGCTTGTTGATCGACTTCAAGGGCAACAACCGTATCGCTGATTTGAGCAATACTATGAGATCCCCTGAGTGAAGCGAGGGACACTCTTCCACCCTCTTCGTGCGAAGTCCTATCATTACTACCTCTCCTTAAATGTGATACTAAAAATAAAGCAATACCAGTACGTTCAACTAGACTACGTAAGCGTGTCATAGTGACATCTATCATTCTACGCTCATCCCCATCAAGACCACTAAGTAATATTGATAGGTGATCTAAGAATATAACCTTACATTCTAGACCTGTCGCCATGTATTCTATTCTATTATATATTAGGTCAGGTTCAAAGGAACCAAATCCGTCAAAAAGAAATAGATTCCAATTTAAAATAGTTTTATTAAATTCAGATTCTAATTCTCTTTCATCATGTTCTCCAAGGTGTAGGTTTCTACCAACAGCTGTGGACATCAATCCAAGTGCTGTTCTTCTATTACTTGCTTCAAGCTCCAATATCCCAACTCGTTCCCCCTTCTGCAAGAGGTGAGTTGCAATGTGACGGATGATTGAGGTCTTTCCTGCACCAGAGCCAGCAGTAAAGGTAATAAGTTCCCCATACCTGATCCCGTGTAATTTCTGGTTAAGTCCTTGGAACGGGTATTCATGGTCAAATGGTTTCTGTGGTGTAGTTACAATTTCCAGTAGACTTTTACCATCTACTATTCCATCTGGTCTATATGGCTTTGCATCCCATATAGCTTTTCTAATCGCTTCTGAGTCGTCAGCTTGTAACGCTTCTGATGGGTCTTTATATGCCTCCATACATGCGATTTTAACCTTGCCTGGAGGTAAGACTTGTGCAGCTTCTTCTGCTGCTTTTCTTCCTGGTTCATCGTTATCAAAAAATATTATTATCTCTTCATATCCTTGGAACAGTGGTATCTGTTTCTGGATATCCTTCTTAGCACTAGCTGCACCGTGAGGTAAGCTGACCATTGGCCAACCACTCATAGCTTCATAACAACTAGCAGCATCTAGTTCGCCTTCAGTAACAACAATCCTTCTACCAGTAATAGGAAAAAGATGCTGACCGAATAAAGTGTCAGTGGAAACTCCTTCATAAGTAAATTCTTTTCGTTTATTTTTTACTTTGATTCCGCTAAGTACTCCATCGCTTGTAAAATATGGAAAG